GGGACTCTGTCAATATGCGGGTTAGGGCTGTTGGATGAGACGGAGCTTGAGACTGTGAACACGTCTGCTCCTGCTCGGTACGCGCAGCCCGCGCCTTACGTGGAAGTGCCGCAACTCAAGGCATCCTTCGTAGGCGAGGAGGACTTTGACAACGCGCCGTTCCTGCCTGATGTGACGACTGCCGTCACGCTTACTGAGAAGCAGTTGAAAGCGATCTACGCGATAGGGCGTGCTGCCAAACGGCTCAGTGAGCAGCAGGTGGACGATAGGAGTGCTGAGGTATTCGGCGTGCGCCCTAACGAACTGACGAAGGCAGAGGCCAGCCAATTCATAGATATGCTGAAGGGCGAGGCCGCATAGTCCACAACAGCACGAAGGAGTAACAAAGTGAATTATGCAACGGAGGCGGTAGCAAAAGGAATACCGGCCGAGACAACGGGCCAACGGCTAGCGGAAGCATTCAACAAGTGGCGCGCGGCTGTTGTCAAACTGGCTGAACTGGAGGTCGAGGTAATGAAGATGCGCGAGATCGTGGACTTGAACCGCGAACAATGGGACATAGCCACCAAACAGGCGCACCAGGAAGTCAACAAGATCATGGGTGATAGCCCTGTGTCTGTACCACGTGACGAGGTGAAGCAAAACGGCGGGTACTCAAGAGGCTAGCCCACAACAGCGCGCCCTCACTCTCAGGTGTGCCCGCGAAGGGAGGGGCGCGCACTATGGCGGCACAGCAAAGCTACTCAGGAGTCGTTTAGCGCCTGTGCGGTCAGACACCAGCCGGGCCCGGTCACGTCGCCACAAACAGCGACGGCGTGATCGTGGCTGCGGTCATAGGGAGGAGTAGGGACAGCATGAACAGACGAACACCAAAAGCCCGCACTTTGTTCTCTGCCTCGCTGGACAGGTGCGTCACTTGCGGACGGGACGTAGCGCAGAGCGCCATACAGCGCGTCGGACAGCCTGTTAGACCTGCTGTGTACCTCGCGGGCCTCCGGTGCTTCCTCTGCTCGGAGTGCGGAAAGGTGGTTGTGGTATGAGTGCCCTCCTCGTTTGCCTCCTCGCCCTCACCGCGCCCTCTGACGCCCTGCCCACCTACCAGGAAGGCAAGGCAACGTTTTACCGATCCGGCCTCCTCGAACGTGTTGCGGCAAGGCGCGGCATAGCCCTCGACGGCGCTACAGGCTACAGCACGTTCCCTGATTGCTCCCGGCTCGGCTGGCGCATACGGGTGTCGGTGCTTGACCCTCGCACGGGCCGTTGGAGTGGGTGGGAGTGGAAGCGAGTTGTTGACTGTAGCCAGCCGGCAGACTACGCCCGCCACGTTAGGACGGGGCTGGTGGAGTTGAGTTATAAGGACGCGCAGAGGTACGGGTATGCGGGTGAGGGTAGGACGCGCGTAAGGTTCTATGCGCCTGTACGGTAGGGTGGCTGGTGTGCATAACATTCGTGTTGCGAGAGGTGGTATAATCAGGATGCTTACGGTAACTAAACAACGGGTAGGCGCTTTGCGCCCGGAACACCTAAACAGTATAATAGCCGAGTCCACGCGCTCACTGCGCTACCTGTTGTTACCGTAAGCACGTAACTACCGGCAAGCAGTGGGCGTTTGGCATTTAGTGAGGTGAATTATGAACCCTATTTCAACTAATGACTTTGGCGACCTCGCCCGGACAGAGGGCAGGCTACAGCCTATTGAAACGCGCTACAAGAATTGGCGGTTCCGTTCGCGCCTTGAAGCGCGCTGGGCGGTGTTCTTCGAGGCGTTCTATATTCCCTTCGAGTATGAGCATGAGGGCTATGAACTACCCGGAAGGTAGGTACTTGCCTGACTTCTACCTGCCCGAACAACCCTGCTGGGCAGAGGTGAAGGCTGGCCCGTTCTCGCCCACTGAGAGGCGCAAGTGTGAAGAGCTGTGCGTCCAGGGTGGGTATGACGTACTGCTGCTGGACGGCGCGCCGGATGACCGCCTGTTTACCGTTTTGTTTACTTTGGGTGGCGAGTTACACGACTGCCCTCTCCCACTGTGGGTGCTACTCAAACGCGCGCATGGCGATGAGATGTATGAACAGGTAGTCACGCGAGGGAAGGACTGGAATCCGATATACGACGGCGCGATCACGTCGGCACTCAGCGCGCGCTTTGAACATGGTGAGCGAGGTTAGCTATGAAGTGGTTACGCCTTTACGACGAGATACTTGACGATCCGAAAGTGCAGATGTTGCCCGGGGAGTTGTTCAAGTTCTGGATCAACCTCATGGCTCTCGCTAATAGGTGCGCGGTGCGAGGGCGCATAGAGGATACACCAGAACAGATCGGTTGGAAGTTTCGGCTAGCACCCGATCTAGCCAGGACGTATATGGATGAACTCATACAGGTCGGCCTGGTGGACGAGATAGACGAGGGCACAGTTACGCCGCATAACTGGAACGAACGTCAGTACAAAAGCGACGACGCAACAGCGCGCTCGAGGGACTGGCGCGGTAGAAGCAACGTTGCTTCTAATAATGTAGACGACAATGCAATATTGCATGCAACGTTGCAACCTGACGTTAGCAACGTTTCTCTCTCTGTTAACTCTGTTAATCTGGAATCTGGGAAAAGAGAGAGTGCAGAGAGAGGAAAACCACAAGCGCCCGGGCAAGCCGAAATACCGCCGCAGGTGCAAGCGGACATCCAACTCCAAAACTACCTGCTCGAGCAAGCCGCTACCCTCATGGCCCGGGAACGGCTGGTAGTGGCGCAAAAGCGCAAGCTTCAGGAATGGTTCACCCAGCATAAGCGCGCGCTTACTCGAGAGGTCATTGACCAGGGCATAGACGCTGCTGCGACGTACACCGAGGGCGACAGCCTGAATTACCTTTTGGCGGTCATGCAACGCTGCATTGACGACCCGATGGCGGGCAAGCCTACGAGGACGAACGGGAAAGCGCGTGACAGTGGCCCCGACCTCAAGGGCAAAGTGCCGCCCAATGGGTACTCGTGGGAGCATGACGCGGCAGGGAATTGGCGGGCGCACGAATGGAGCGCGGAGACGCAGTCCTACCCGTATGGGTGCGAAACGAAGCAAGAGGCGTTGGACATAACAGCTCGTAAGCGCCAGGAGTACATCCTCGAGCGTGAGCGTGGGAAGGGAGCGGCGGCATGACTAGCGTGGAACGGCCTGTGCCGTATGACATTGCACTAGAGGAGAGTGTGTTAGGCGCGCTTCTCATTGACCGCGACGCCATAATCAAGGTCGAGGCGCTCCTCCGGCCCGGGCATTTCTACAGGGAACGCAACGGCGCGATCTACGCCGCTATATGCGCCCTCTACAAGCGCCGGGAACCACCCGAGCCGCGCCTCATATTCGAGGAGTTGAGGGTACAGGGTAAGGACGTGCTGTTGAGTGAGCTTATAGGCATGGTGGACAAAGTGCTGAACGCAGGGCACAGCGTGCATGCCGAGTACTACGCCGCCCGGGTAGTCAAGTACGCCACCCTGCGAAGGCTTATAAGCGCCGGCGGTGAGATAGCCGCCCTCGGCTTCAACGAGGCGGACGACCTCAGAGAGACGTTAGCCCGGGCGAGTATGCTGTTGACGGACATAAAGGCCAGCACGGACAGGGCGGGCGTGTACGACATGCGGACTATGTTAGACGAGTTCTGGGAGCGCATGGACTTGATAGACCAATCGCCCGACAAGCTGGTGGGCGTGCCCTCGGGCTTTGCGGACCTCGACGCCATCACGGGCGGCTTCCAGCGTTCTCACTTCGTGGTGCTGGGCGGTAGGACGGGACACGGTAAAACGGCGTGCATGTGCAATATGGCTCTCGAGGGTAGCCGCGCCCACTCGGTAGGCTTCCTGTCCCTCGAGATGAGCAGGGAGGAACTCATGGAACGGTGGGTGTCCGAAGTCGCCCGGGTGGACAGCCGCAAGCTAAGGCAGGGCAAGTACCTCACACCGCAAGAGAGGCAAAGGATAAGCGACGCGATGGGCGCGCTGGACAAACGCCGCCTGTACGTGGATGATAAGCCCGGGCAAACTTTGTCAGAGGTGCGTTCAAGCGCCTATATCCTGAAGGCTGAATATGGGATTGACATGCTTTACGTGGACTACCTTCAGAAGATCAAGAACTCGCGCAGGGACGCCAACCGTACGCAAGAGGTGGGCGAGATAGCCCGCGAGCTGAAGGACTTAGCCCGCGAGTTGAATATACCCATAATGGCGGGCGCGCAGATAAACCGCGCGGTGGAAGGGCGTAGCGACCACACGCCCACCCTGGCGGACCTCAGAGAGTCGGGCGACATAGAACACGAGGCCAATATTGTCGTCTTTATTTACCGCCCTGAAATGTACGGACAAACTGCGGATAATATGGGTGTAGCGAAACTCATAGTAGCCAAGAACCGCTCGGGAACGGTGGACGAAGTGACACTGAGGTATGAGCCGGCGCTGACGAAGTTCCAGGCCGTCACCAGGGTATACAGTGAGGTAGCATAAGGAGGGCATGAGATGAGCAAGCAAATAACAGTCAGGTTGGACAGGTGCGCCAGGTGCAAAAAGGTGATCCCGAAGAATGAACCATACGCCGCCACCGACGTTTATAGTGGTCCGTGTAAGGGCGAGAGGATACCTGCTAAAGGCTTCCTGTGTGAGCCGTGTATGGCGGATGAGATCACCGCAATGGTAGCAGAAGCGCCGGCGGTGTACCTTTGCAACGTGTATCACTAACCCACCTAGAAGGAGGCACAACAAATGGACGAACACATGCAGACAATCAAGGCCAGGCTGGAAGCCATAAGGGAGAGGCACGCACCGCCCAAAGGCACAATACGGTACGGGACGGTGGACGCGCAGAGGGTAATAGGGCAGGAGGACGTGTTGTGGCTGTTGGAGGCGCTGGGTGTGGCTTTGGAGTTCATAGCAACGTGCAAGGTGTGGCATAGTGAAGGCGAGAACTCAATGGGCGACTGGTCCGCCTTCACGTCCTACGAGTTTGACGAGGACAAGTTAGAGGCACTGATTGCCGCCCTCGGTGAAGGCGCAGAAGGGTAGTCATTGACTCGCCTGGCCTCGCTACCGTCGCACCTCACCGCAGGCAAGCCCACATACGAGCCTGATCCTGCGCGTGAGGCGTTGGTGTGGGAACTTCGGGCGCTGAGAAGCAAGCTGAGTATGTGCGCCGGTAGGCTGTCGCCTACGAGGGTGTCGGTGGAGAGGGAAGCAAAGCGGGTGGAGGCGGTTGTGGTGGAATTGAGGCGGCTGGTGGAGAGGTTATAGCAAGAGGAGGTTAGGGTTATGGACGAAAGACCGATAGGCCAGATGCACATAACGGTGGACGAACTACGCGCCGAGAACGCGCGGCTGCGGGAGGCGTTGGGGGCTTTGGTGGCAGCAGTAGACGGTCTAGTGATCCTGCACAACAAGAACGACATAGGCGAGGTTGTGGGCGTCATGGGCATAGACGAGTTTGAGACAGCGCTGAATGAAGCACAAGCACTGCTGGCCTTTGAGGGAGGCTCGGAGGAGACAGAGGAGGAGGCCAACCATGAAGGGTGAAGTGACAATACGCGACAATCCGCCATGCGGTGACTGCGGCAAGCCTGTTTATGATTACTACAGGCGTTGGCAGGACACCGAGGCAGGGCGGGTATACTTCCACGACAGTGAAGGCACATGTGTGGAGAACTTGAAAGCCGAGCGCGACCGACTAAAGAATGAGCTTGAAGCCGTCAATATGACCCAGGCATACAACGACGCAGAGGGTGAAGAGCACTTTGACTACTTCGTCAAGCAAGAAACTGAGGAGTTACGAGCCGAGCGCGACGAACTGAGGGCGTCCATGCGCGCTGCCGGTGAACTGGTAAGCGCGGCCCAGGAGTACCGAATTGCGTACGAGGCCACGCTGCCTGAGTACCAGCCGGAGTACGCGGCTTACAACCTCAGCGTAATGACGCACGCCGCCAGCCGGTTGCTTGAGGTGGCGCGCAGCGTAGCAGGCCCTGAGAGTGAGGACGCGCTGTAAGGCTTTGTGTGGGCTTACAGGTACTGACACACGTCCTCCACCCGTTGCGTGCCTTAGCGTGGCGCACAAGCGGTCTCTGAGGGCATTGTGGCAGGGCAGGGAGAACGTGTTGCGAGTGGTGGTATGAGGAGGAGAGGGCAATGGACGTATTTGACAAGGCCCTGACGCTGTTATGTGAACCGTATGTCATGCAGATGCGTCAACGAGCTACAGAGCAGTGGGGCCGCGAACCGGACTACGTGAGGGTGGAATATGACGGGTTGGACTACACAGGCTACGCCATGATCTACCCGTACCCACGTTTGCGAGTGCGGATCGTAGTGGGCTATGACAACAGGCGGGAGAGTGCAGGTATAGACACCGCGCCCTGAGTGTGTTATTGTTGGCGTAGGGAGTGAGGGCATACGAACATGGGCGACATAAAGGGCGCAGATGCGTCAACTGAGGTCAACCAATGGCACGACAAGCAACGCAGATTCCAGGAATGGTTGGCCTTGTCGTCGTTTGACCGTGTGCCTCTCAGCCAGCAGGCACTAGCCGCCGAACTGCATGTGCGCGAAGAGACACTTTGCAGGTGGAAGAAGTTCCCAGGCTTTATGGCAGAAGTCCACAAGCTTATAACCGCTAGCCTGGGTGACGTGTACCACGACGTGATGCACTCGTTCAAGCAAGAGGCGACGAAGGGCAGTTACCAGCACCAGCGCACCTACTTCGAGATGTTGAACGTGTACACGCCTACTCAGCAAGTGCAGGGCGACATACGAATTACCGTCGCCTACGAGGATGCCAGTGTCAGCAGCGACAGCACCGACTAGAGAATACACCGTCACCCTCAGAAGGCCACACCAATACCAGCGCGCCTTTATTGACAGCCCATGCCCACGCAAAGTCATACGCGCTGGGAGAAGATCCGGTAAGACAACAGGCATAGCCATATACGCCGTTCAACGCTTCCTGGCAGGTAAGCGCGTCCTTTATGCCACACCCACCGAGGATCAGATTCAGGCCTTTTGGTTCGAGGTGAAGCGCGCGCTGTACGAACCCATTGAGGCGGGCGTGTACGTCAAGAATGAGACAATGCACTCCATTGAGTTACGTGGGACGAAGCAAAGGATCAGGGCCAAAACAGCATACAACAGCGACACTTTGAGGGGAGACAGTGCCGACGAACTCATATTTGACGAGTGGCAGCTTATGAACGAGGGCGCATGGTCCGAAGTAGGCGCGCCTATGCTACTCGACAACAACGGCAACGCCGTCTTTATTTACACGCCGCCTTCTCTGCACTCCCGTTCCGTGTCCAAAGCAGACGATCCGCGCCACGCCGCCAAACTGTACAAGCGCGCGCAAGAGGACACAACCGGCAGGTGGGAGACGTTCCACTTCAAGAGTATGGACAACCCGCACATCTCACGTGCTGCCCTTGCGGAGATAGCGCAGGACATGACTGCCGCCTCTTACCGCATGGAAATAGAGGCAGAGGACATAGACGAGGCTCCTGGCGCGTTGTGGAAGCGTGAGGACATTGAGAAGGCGCGCGTACTTCGTGCGCCTGACCTTGCAAGGGTGGTGGTGGCTATAGACCCATCCGCCACCTCAACGGGAGACGAGGCGGGCATTGTCGTAGCAGGCAGCATAGGCCAGGAGGCGTATGTGTTAGACGACCTCTCACTGCAAGCAAGCCCTGACGGATGGGCGCGCCAGGCCGTCACCGCGTACCACCGCTACAAGGCGGACAGGATAGTAGCCGAGAGTAACAACGGCGGCGAGATGATAGAACAGGTGATCAGGCAAATTGACGCCAGTGTTAGAGTGAAGTTGGTACACGCCTCACGCGGTAAGGCGACGCGCGCCGAGCCTGTAGCGGCAGTGTACGAACAGGGCAGGGCGCACCACGTCGGCACATTCCCACGCCTTGAGGATGAGTGCTGCCTGTGGACGCCTGGCGACAACTCGCCTAACAGGATGGATGCGCTGGTATGGGCACTCACCGAGTTAGTAGTGAACGCCAAAAGGACAGGGCAGGTACTATGATGCAACAAAAGAAGCCGAACATCATTGAGAGGTTCCTGTACGGTCCCGCCGGCAGGGCTGCGGTAGACGCGGGCGAACTCAAGGGCTTATTCCCTTTTGATGCCACCTACCGCGCCAACCAGCACTCATGGAACGCGCCCTCGCCCAACGGCTACGGCATCTATTACGGCGGGCATATTGACTACGCCGTCGAGACAGCCGACCTGGTGGACAACAGCGCGGTAATGGCGTGCTTTTTGTGGATCATGCGGACGTTCCCTGAGGCGCGCATACGTGTTATGAAGCGGCAGAGGACAGGTAAGCCCGTCGAGGTGGACGCGCACCCACTCACCCGTTTGTGGCAAAGGCCTAACCCGTTTTACTCAGGCAGGCTGATGATGCAACCAGGCACCATCTCCTTCAACTGGCGAGGCGACTGCTACTTCCGCAAAATACGCAATGGCGCAAAGCAAGTCATCGAGTTGTACTACGAACCTCACTGGACTTGTAGGCCTGTGCGCGCCTCGGCAAAAGAGTTCATCTCGTACTACCAACTCTACCGAGACAACAGGTGGGAGGACGTGCCAAGAGAGGACATCATTCACATACGCTATGGCCTCGACCCTGAGAACCCGATGCATGGCCTCTCACCTCTTGCCGCAGCCCTCAGAGAGGTTTATACAGACAACGCTGCCGCCCGCTATTCGTCGGCTATGATGCGTAACCTCGGCGTGCCCGGCATGATCGTAACACCCAAGAATCCCGATGACGACCTCGGCGATCCAGGCAACCCAAACAGCCTGCCCAGACTGAAGGCAGAACTGAAGCAATTGACAACAGGCGACAACCGAGGCGATCCACTGCTGTACTCCATCCCACTCGACATTACGTTCCCGCAGATTGACCCTGCCAAGATGGACACAAGAGACAACCGCAAAATAACGGAGGAACGCATAAGCGGCCTATTGGGTGTGCCCGCCATAGTAGCGGGACTGGGTGCAGGCCTGGACCGTTCCACCTTCGCTAACATGGCAGAGGCCAGGGAGATGGCATACGAGTCCAACATCATACCCACTCAAGCGCTATGGGCGGACGAACTGAACACGCAACTCTTGAACGAGTTAGGCGACCCTGACACCGAGTACGTGGACTGGGACTATTCGGGCGTGCGCGTCCTACAGGACGATGAGAACAAGAAGGCCATGAAGTACGCGACGCTGTACAACGCAGGCCTCATCAAGAGAGGCGAGGCGCGCGCTGACCTGGGCTATGACGTGCTGCCTGAGGATGACATGTTCAAGGTGGCCTCTAACGTAGCCGCAGCCCTCGTGCAATCGGGCGATGAGGACGGCACACTCAACACGCCACAGGACGCATCCACAGCCACCACAGACGAAGGCAAAGCCCTGAATGGCAATGGACACCACACGTCCGTTGTGTGGGCCTCTGAGAGTAAGGCAGGCAGGAAGCAAACAAGGGCGCAGATTGAGGCGGCTATCCAGAGGGAGACTGAGGACGAGATAGCGCGGGTGTACGGTGAGGCGGCAGGGAAGGTGTAGGAGGCAGGGATGAGGACAACGCCGAAGATACTATCAGAGGTTGAGATCGAGGGCGTAAAATACTTTGTGGTGCGTGTTGATCGCGTAGGTGATAGTATTGATTTGCGCCTATCAGATGCCAAGCACTACCTCATGAGTCACCACATCTACGCGCAATTAGACGACAATGGCGAACCGATGACTATAGCGCAAATAGAGATGCGCGTGAGCAAGAAGTAGCCGCATGACACGCGCCCAGGACATCACGAACCGCGTAGACATAAAGGGCCACGCCTCGCGCCTCGCCCGCGTGCTGACACCGCGCTACCTCGACCTCTTAGAACTCGGCTGGGATGCGGAGATAGCAGGCGCGTTCGACGTAAAGAATCCCGCAGTACGCGCGCTCACCCGCACGCTGGCTACCCGCGTAGTAGGCATGGCGGACACCACGAAGGACGACATACGGGGCGTGTTGGAGAGGGCCTTCGATGCCGACAAGATACCGGGTACAGACGTGATAGCGCGGCAGCTGCGGGAGGCGGGCGTTACGTCCTCGCGTTCGCGTTCTGAGATGATAAGCCGAACTGAGACGGCAACCGCCTTCAACCAGGGCGCGCTCCTGTCATACACGGAGGCGGGCGTCGAGAAGGTGGAGTGCCTTGACAGTGACAACGACCCTGAGTGCGAAGAGAGGAACGGCAAGGTATTCACGGTGGAGGAGGCGCAGGAGATTGAACCTCACCCAAATTGTGTGTTAGCCTGGGCACCAATTGTGTCGTAAGGAGGCTGATATGGATGATGAAGAGCCTGTTGATCAGGATACGGCGGTACTCAAGTTTGCGTTCGCTTTGTTGGAGTTTGAACGTTCCTGGCACTACGACACAAAGGCACAAGAGGACAAAGCCAAAATGTCTGAACAAGCAAGGCTAGCCGCAGACTTGATGATACAAGGGGGTAAGCAGGCGGCAATAGCCATGCTAGGGGCTAGGATCGCAGCGCGCGAAAAGCAAGCCGAAGGGGAGCGCAAGCGATGAGCGATGGACGCATTACAGAACTGCTTGCCACAAAGTACGAAGGGCAAACTATGTCAGAGTGGTATACCACCAGCGTGTTTGCTAGTATGGCGGGTATTTTATGCGCTTTTGATGATGCAATACAAAAAATAGGAGAGGCGGTTGACATGTGCGACCATGACCACGCCGACTGTGACTGTGAGGACTGTAGAGCCGATAGGCAAGGGAGGGCACGGTGATAATTCCAACAATCGTATTACTCATAGCCCTGGCCATCGTTGCCGTAATCGCCATTGTGAACACGGGTAAGCTCGGCGAGTGGTGTACCCGCGTGATCGAGGTCGGTTGGAAGGCGTTATTGATCGCTGTGCTACTGCTGGCGCTGTTAGGGCAGAGCGTAAGGGTGGGAGGGTAGGCTTGTCCGCGACCGCCACCGAACAAACCATCAGGTGTGACAATGTGGTGTGGGACCGTTCCCGCAAGGAACACGTCAGGTGCAACGCCATCGTAGCCCGCCAGGTGGAAGGCGCGAAGGAACACGGCACAATAGAGGTCGTCTGTAGAAGGTGCGGCGCGCGTCACTGGCTACCGAAGGGATGAGTATGGCTGAGGAGATAGAACGTGACGAGCTGGGCGACGGGTGGACGTGGTACATCTTCCACGAACAGACGCGAAGGATGTACTCTGCCAACGTGTACTACCACACAGGCAACACGCAAACAGGCGTCACCTACTTTGGCCCTCTCTGCGCCACCATAGAGGAAGTGCAGAACTTGAAGCGCGCAGTCATCCGCAAGGCAAGAGAGGCGTTCGTACCAGGACAGTTCGTGGTAGTGGACGACAGGCAGGTAATACGCGGGTAGGTACTAGACATCTCTTACAGCGTGTGCTAATATGTGCATAAGCACAAACACATGCAACACGAACATAACCGAATAACCAGCGCGTCATAGCACGCCCTTAGCGTCCATAGCGACCAACCTTCACAGGTATGGTCGCTTCTTTTATTTCCCGCGCAAGGGGTGGACGCATGACAAGAGAAATAAAGTTCCTGAGTTTGGGCGAGTTCAAGGCGATTGACGAGGGGCCGGGCGGCTTCCGCGCTTATGCGACCGTCTTTCGCGAGTTGGACGACGTAGGCGACATTATCCTGCCCGGTGCCTATAAGAACACCATCCCCCAGTTCCTGAAGAGGGGATTCATAGCGAAGGGGCACGACTGGAACACCCGTATAGGCATCCCCCGGAAAGCGGGAGAGGACGATACCGGCTTCTGGATCGAGGCGTCGTACCACCAGACCGCAGCTGCGCAGGAAGAGCGCACCATCACCAATGAGCGCAAGAGCGCCGGGATGGAAGTGCCCGTATCCATCGGGTACGAGGTCGCAAGCGCGCCCATATTCGTGAACCCGCAGGACTACCAATCGGAGCTACCGAAGTACGTCCGCGAGGATCTCCTGAGTGAGACGCTGGTGAAAGCGCAGCGCTTCCCACAGGTGCGCGTCCTGCCCGAAGTGCATTTATTCGAGGTTTCTTTGGTGGCCGTGCCCGCCCTTCAGTCGGCGACGGTCACTACCTCCAAAGCCGGCCCGCTTGCAGGGCAGACGTTGGAGGAACACTCCCATTCGGTGCTTGCAGCCGTCACGGAGTATGCGGCAAGGGAAGCCGATTTGTCCGCCCTGCGGACGAAGGAAGGCAGGCCCATATCAGAGGCGCGCCGGCAGCGTATAGCCGCCGTGCTTGATGCGTTGGATGGCCTCGACGACATCAAGACGGAGCTGCGAAAGCTGCTGGACGAGACAGCGCCCCCACCCAAAACCGAGACGGACGAACTAGAGAAAGCCCTCGCTGCTTTGCAGCGGGAGCATTACGCGCGCCAGCCGCGACTGCGGGCGCTGCGAACAAGCACAAGGAGCTAACACAATGGCTATCAAAAGAGCCAACAACTATCAGGAGGCTATCCGCCTTATGAACGAGGCGGATGAAGTCTACGGCAAGCAGTTTGAGGAGTTCGGCGTGGCCCCCACCAGGGAGCAGCTCGACACCCTGAAGACGATGGACGCCGAGGTCAAGGAATACGAGAAGCAGGCCCTCGACTTCAAAGAGGGCGACGACCTCCGCCAGCAGCGCGAAGTGCGCCGCACCCAGTACAACACGCCCGTTGACAACGTGGGGCACGGTAACGGCAACCGCCCCAACCAGCAGGAAGCCCCCCAGTCCCTCGGCCACACCTTCACCGAGAACCCCGCCGTCAAGTCCTACCTGGACCAGTTTGCTGGCAGGCACGTCCCGAACGGCATGGGCATCAACACCCCGCGCGTAGACCTGAACACAGGCATCAAGGGCCTGCACCAGAAGGCCCTCATCACCGGCCTCTCCGATACCTCCGCAGGCGCGATGATCCGCACGTCCTACATGCCGGACGTAGCCCTTCCCTACAGGGAACTGTCCATCAGGGACGTTATCACGGTCGGGCAGGTGAACTCTGACGCTATCGAGTACGCCCGCGCTACCTCTTACACCAACGCAGCCGCCACAGTAGCAGAGGCCACAGCCACAGCCGGCGATACGGGCGCGAAGCCTGAGAGCGACATGGTGTTCGCGAAGGTGACGGCCACCGTCCGCACGATCGCACACTGGCTCGCCATCTCCAACCAGGCCCTCAGTGACGCTGGGCAGATCAGAACCTACGTCAACAACTTCCTGGTGTACGGCCTCGAAGAGGAGTTGGAAGACCAGATCATGACCGAGCTTGCCGCCCTCTCCGGCATTTCCACGCAAGCCTACGCCACCGACCTCCTCACGACGACCCGCAAGGCCATCACAACCGCGAAGCTGGCGCACGCCCGCATCAACGGCTGGCTGTTCGCCCTGGCAGACTGGGAAACCATTGACCTGACCGAAGACAACGAGGCGAAATACTACTTCGGTGGGCCAATGGTCCTCGGCACTCCCCGCTTGTGGGGCTATCCCGTTATCCCCTCCGAGGCCGTACCCACAGGCTTCGCCTACGTGGGCGACCTCCGCACCATCGTCCTGTGGGAGCGCGAGCAGGCCAGTATCAGCATGACGAACAGCCACAGCGACTTCTTCATCCGCAACCTGGTGGCGATCCTCGCTGAGATGCGTATCGCGCTGGGCTTCCTGCGCCCCGCCGCCATCGTCAAGACGGACCTCACCGCCTAATAGGGAGGGCTAAAGAAAATGGCTTACAAGAACCCAACAGCAGGCGCGGCCCGCGAAGACCTGAACGCAGGCGAGGTGACATTCGCCACGACTGAACTGAACGACCTGGCCGCCGCTATCCCCACCAGCGCAGTAGCCGACCTGGACGCATACGTAGCAGGAACGACCACCACAGCCGTACCAGGCTCGTTCGCGGATGAGGCGGCGGTACAGACCTACCTCGTCACGCTGCGCGCTGAGATAGAGG